GCTAGGCCACCCCCGACCGCCCCGATTAGCCCACCAACTAGAGCACCTTTGAGGATATTCCCGCCTTTGATCGCGGCGGTGACCCCACCGATTACCGCGCCTGCGACTGCCCCGACTATTACCCCGCCGGCAATCGCTGCGGCTGTAGTCCCTGCTGCGAAGCCTACTGCTGCGCCTATTGCAGCTAGAGTTGTGAAGACTGGCAAAGCACACCTCCTGTGGTTCTCTATAATCTTCCGATAAAGTTTGAGTCGATCAACTTTAAACCGCTTTTTTCGTACATCTGCATCACCCTTGGCGACTCTTCGCGTTTAGTGGAGACCATACACAGCACAGTCGCCCCCTGCTCTTTCCCCCACTGGTGGAATCTTTTTCTTAGGCGCATTGCTGCCATCCCGTACTTGGCGCGGAATTCTTTTGGCACGAACCAGCCCTTTTCCACAAGAGCCATAATGTTCGCATTGAATTCCCATGGGATAACACAACCGACGATTCCTCCAACGATCTGATTGTCTTCTTCAGCGACTAGAAAAGTATAGCCATCCATGTCGATACAGTCTTGGACGAAAAACTCTATCGTCTCGGAATCTGGAACAAGGCCTACTTCTTCCAGTCCAACCCCGGAGAGGAACTCGATAATCCCCTTGGTAAGAATCGGAATGTCTGCATGTGTCGCCTCGCGGATCATTGACCCTCCTACGCCCAACTGATATTGAAGCCATAGAGTGACGACAGTGTTTTTAGATTCGCCTGCAGCAGTTGATTCTGGAAATTGATCGCCCTAATTTTCCCGTTCGCATCCAATACCTGGTCCGGCGTCCGTTGGATGTTCGATATCTCCAATTGCACCTGCTGGATAATTGGTGCCGTGGCAGAAGTGATCGACGCTCGTTCCTGCTGGCTGATATTTAGATTTTGAATGACTAAGGCAGCGTCTTGGGCCTGTTTTGAAATATCTAGGTTGCCTTGAATGTTTTGGGCGTTCTGCGCCGTTGAGTAGCCGAAGTTCTGTGCCTGTTGTGCGGCGGTAAGGTTCGCATTATAACCGGCCAGATTTACATCCTGGTTGGCCTGCTGTGCCGATTGCCCGGCGTTGGCATTAACGGTCGCGTCTTGGGTGGCTATCGGCATGGCTGAATCAATCGCCGCCTTTTGCCCTGCGCCTACTGCCAACGAGGAATTAATTAAGCCCCGGCTATTGGCTTGGGCCAAAGCGGTAGCCTTGGCGCTCTGCATATAAGGGCTGTCTTCGGCAAGTAATGCATTCATCTGGCCCGAAACTGTCTCTGGTGCGGTGATCTGTCGGGCTGTATTTGGCGTCGGGGTCGGAGTAGATGCGACGTTTGCCGGGGTCATGGTAGTTGCCTGATCCACCCCTAGATCTTGTTTAACTTGGGGAGTCGGCGCTCCGCTCAGAGTCTGCGCATTTGGCGGCGCCCAGTAGTTTGGCCCTTCAATTGGATCAAGGGTAATCGGCGAAGAAACGGGCGGCGCAGTGGATATCAAGCCGCCCCCCGTAGTAGGGCTTGTGGTCGGGCTAGATATCGTTCCGGCCGGGACTGCGAGCGTGGGTGCTGGGGGTGGAGGAACTACAGGCGCAGCCATTGCGGTATATGGGTTGCCTGGATTTGGGCTAGCATAATTGCCATTCCATGTACCGAAACCAAATCCGGGGGTACTTGCACCAGGGCTATTCCAGTCCATGTTTTACCTCATCATCCTACGTGGCGAGTAGTGGTACAAAATACTATTGATCGTAAAGGCGGGGATATAATCCGCCGAGCCGGTGAATAAAAAAGCAATGTTTTCTGCCGTGCCATCTAAGGAGCTTTCTAGGGGCCCTTGACTCTTACTGTCCCAGAAGAAGTTATCCCAGGTGAAAGAATCCCATCGGGCTTGGCCGAGCAACCTGTTATATGAACTCGTATCTGGCTGGCTATATTCGTCTGAATCATAACCCAGAAGATAGGAAAAGTCGAACTCTATGTAAGAATTATTACTCGCCGAAAGCTCTGGAGAAGCTTTCCGATAACGTTTTAACGTCCGGGGCGTTTTGGCGTTGGCATAATTGGTTACCAGGTTCCAGTCGATTGGGTCGCCATCAAATGAAGTCCCTTTCTCCATCTGGTAAATCATCCCGTTTGACGAGCCGAAATAGATTACATCAACCCCGGAACTGTTTTTACCTTCATAGGCACAGGTCACCGGATCTGGGAAGTAGACCGGCATACATCCCAAAAGCTTATTGTTGACCATCGTGATAAACAGACCATAGCCGTCGCTGAAGAAAATGCGATATTGGCTCTTCTTTCGGCAAAGTGTCGAATAACTAAACAGGTTACTCCGTTCGGTGATGAACGGTAAAATCTGGTTGGTCAAGGTCGATTGCGAGAAGTTGCCATACTGAACAGCAGTCTGGATGGAATTAACGCCACGGTCGTCAAAGACAAAAGTTTGCGCCATGTTCTGCCCGGAAAAGGGAACAGCCCCGGTCCCGGTATTGTAAGAGACCAGCGTCCAGTTACTAAAACCGCCGTCGTATAAGGCTCGTTGATAAAGGACATGGGTGTTGCCACGATTACAGATCCCCAGTGAAGACGAATTAGCATCGCCTGGCATAGAGATAATCTCGGTTACTACGTCGCCGGTGGCTATCTCCCCAGCTCCCGAAATGGCGGTCCAATCGTAAGGAAGTCCTGGAGCCGAGTACATGACCGACGAACCAAGAGAGAAGAATAGGTATTCTTTATGCACCGCCGAATGGGTAGGCGCATCGGAAGCCGCTCCAGTGGTTATCGGCACTAACACATCACCATCGAATTCAAAGCCTTTATTGACGCCATCACAACCATAGAGTCTGATCGTTGAAGCATTGCCGGCAAAGTTGCGTTCGTTGAATTCGAACTTCCCACCAGGAAGTAAGGCAAGTTGCGACTGGGCGCCAGCGAGAGTTATATTCACAGTCCCGACAGTCGCCGCCCCGGCTGCAAAATTCCCTCCTGTTGGGGTAGTGATAATCAATTGACCCGCTGCTGATCCAGCATCCCACGCGCCCGAGCACCTAACGACTCGCTTGACTGTGGCAGTGACAGCGCCTTGGGTCAGGGTGTTGCCATCAACCGGGAAAGCAATCCCCCCCCCAGTAAAACTGATGGTTTTGTAAAGCGGGACTTGCACCCAACCACTTGCGGAAGACTTGTAAATATCCAACGCCGTGCCTGCGGCATTATCTCTAAAGCTGTAAACCACGTCGTTAAACTCGACCACACCACGCGTCGGGCCACTACCCGGGGGGGCATAAATATCTGCCCGGTAAATATCCGCGACCGCCTTTCTGGCCTTGGCGTCTTGTTTCGGGTCTGCAGGCCCAGCGTTGATATTGTTCACCGTGCCGATTAATGTGGCGCCAATCGAGACCGTCTCCCCGACGGCCCATGTCCCGGAGGATTTAGCGACCACCATTACTAGCCCAGCTATATAGGCAATGACCCCAGTAGCCCCACCACTTGCTGTTAAAGTGCTACCGACCTGTGCCACTCCAACATAAGATGCCACCGAAATATAACGATGCGCACCTAATGCAGCGGTATCAGTGGGCGAAGGATGGCCGTCAACCCTTTCATAACCGAGTATCCGTGTATACCCGCCAGTCACCGAACATTCGAAATTAACCGCCTGCCGAACTGCCCCGCCCGCAAGTGATAAAGTCGGGGTGATCTGGTCGAGCCCGCCCTTTAACACTATGGCGTCTACCGCTGGTGGCCGCAGTTCATTCATATAAGGCTAGCCCCCATTGAGACGTAGGGCGTATGGTCGGCAACTAACTTACTGAACATCGGCGCGTATTCTTCTTTAGCTGCGGCGATTTGTTCTGCTGCGGATTCGAACATCCCGTATTTCATCATGGCTTTGTAAACGATCAGCATATGATAGTCGTCGGGGAGATTTGGGGTGTCATTGTCTAGCGCGAGAATCTGAGCCTTGATCCAATACTGGGCCGTAGCCGTGTAGACATCATTCGGGATAAACCCGAAGTACAGGCTTTTGTCCGGCCAGATAGTCACATAGATCGGCCTGCCAGTCACAAGTCGTCTTGACCCTACTAGATAGAAGTCGCGGAACTGGTTGTGGTCGTAATATTGGCTGAGGGTGATTTCTGTGCCAATCCCTGCTGATTTGAGATACATTCGGAACGAATCGTTTTCCCATTTCTTGAAGTTGGTGATATTGATATCGACCCCCGGCAAGTAACTCTGCTTACCCGCAACCGTATCGAAAATCACCGATTGTTTCATGAAGTCCCAGTCCTGCCGAGCGTTTTGGATGTCCGCCCACGCTTGTGAGACCCAGTTAACCAAGCGCCGCGCTTCGCCGGTCTGGTTCAGAACTGTCGAAAGATCCGCGCCGGATATCCCACATTCCTGTTTGGTTCGGTTGACAAGTTCAAGAAAGGTCATTGGTCCCTCAGATTACTTCGGCCAACCGTCTCCGCAGCCACTCTACGCCCTTCGGGTTTTTGTCTCTTACTACCATGAACGGATACTTATGGGCAGAATACTGACGAATTGCAAAAGCATCTTCGCCAGCGCCATTTCTGATCTTAGGAGTCTCGACCCGGCTCGACTTAACGATCAAACAGTCAACGAATTTACGTTTAGCAATTGTAGGGATGCCCCGGAAGAACTGTTTGAACTGACCATTATTCCCTACCGTAACCGGGTTTTCCGCGTTCTGGTCGGCTGACTCATTGACGACGATCTCGATTTCTTCTTCCATAAAAGCCAGTTCGTTGAGGTAGTCGTTGTTTAACGGCTTGTCAATGGCTTCGATGGATGCTCCGCCAACAGCCAACGAACCGTCTTTCAAAATAATATCGGATTGCTGCCCTACCTTGATTTCGTCGGTCTGAATTTTCTTTTCCATTTTAGGCCTCCCCATATATCCTCCAGAATAACCCCCGGCTGTTACACCGGGGGATTTAAGGTTTACGCGATTTGCGGCCGGAACGGAAGTGCCATTACGTCTACAAAGGTGTAAGTGACCCCGGTTACCGAAGCCATGTTGTTGGTGCCGAACACCCAGCCGCCAGCTGCTGCAGTAGAGCCGGCCTTGATGACGATATAACCGATGGGACAGACCGTATCAGGAATCAGCGGGAATTCCGGGGCGGTGATGAACAGACCGGAAGCCGGGTCGAGAGCCTGGACTCTCCCCTGGCAGACTTTCTGAGCGCCGGTCGCGTCGAGTCCAACCACGAAGATAGACCCCTGATTGGTCTTTACCGGAGTGAAAGCGCTGCCGGTGCAAACATCGGTGGTCGGAGTGGCGCCGTTGGTAATGGCGGTTTTCGACAGAGCCTTGCCATTGATACAGAAAGGGATCGTCGCGGTGGTGGAGATGGTGGAGGTTGTGCCAGCGGCCAGGCCGCCAGCAACGAAGCACATGGTAATGCCTCTGGTATCAACATTCTGCATGATTGCTCTCCTTGTTAATAGGTTGCCGAAGCGTCAAATACGGCTTCGGGCGAACAGTAGACGGTATTCGGGACGACAGTGACATCGTCAAGGGCGGTGGTATTGCCGACGAAGTCGCCAGTGCCGGTCGGGTTAATGATGATGAAGCCAAGCATTGCCTTGCCTTCGAGGTTCGGTGGGAATTTCACCGCGTCGATTGTCGCCCCGCCAGTGCCCATTTGGCTGGTCATGCTGGTAGCGGTAAGCGAACCACCCGCGACGTTAGCGTAGAAACAAAAGACGTTGAAGGTGGCGTTAGTCACAGTCCCAACCAAGGCCGGCATGTCAACCCCTGCGGCGATAGAAAATAACCGGCCCTTGACAAGCCCATAACTTATTGCAGCGCCAGTCTTGGGAACTTTCTTTCCGGACGTCGCTGTGATTACCATGTTGCATGGCACGAGAATTTGACTGCGCAAGCAATCGTAAACCCCTTTGAGCACCCGATTGATAATCGCCCCATCGGAAGGGTCTGAAAATTTAGCGGTTAAAGTACTAAGATTCTCCATAAAGGTCTCCTGAAAGGGGCCGAAGCCCCTCTCTATTTAGTTGTCGGTCAAGACCGATGCGCCAACTTCTGCTACAGCCATGTGCAGGGAGTTCAGCAGCACGGCGTTGTAGTAGGTGGACGCGCCCATGTAGCCTCTCTGCCCGGTTGGGTCGTTCTTGTCAATCTGTCCAGGCTTGAGGTCGTGAATCTGGATCGAAGCAGCGCCCCGCAGAGCGATATCGCCCCAAGCATCCCGACCGGCTACCACCACCTGATAAACGTCGTTGCTGGTGCCGGTGGTGGAAACCAGGCCGGAAGTACCGATGGCCGCGCCGGAGTCCTGAACGCAAACCAATTCCGGGGAAGCGATGAAGCGGAACTCCTCGACCGTGCCGAACTCGTAAGGCGAGACGGTTTTCATGGTGCCGTACTTGGCGACCGGGACGAAGCCAGGGATATCTCTGACGTCGGGCTTGAGGTCGGTATGGATGAAGACGAAGAACGCCGCCTCAACACCGGCAGTGCCGTACTTGGGAGAAGGCGCCAGGATTTCGGTGATCTTGTCGGTGTGCTGGGCGTCGAGACCTTTGGTGATCTTGCGGAGCATCTTCAGTGTCAGCTTACCGTTGACGGTGGCGCGGGTCGTGCCGGTCCCGCCGTAATATTTGTTGGTGCAACCCTTGATGACACCGAACCGGACCAGCTCACGAACCAAGGCCAGACGTTCACCGGTCTGCAGTTTCATCGCACCCGGTACGTCGTCTTCGTAGAGGTCGGCGGTCCGTTTGGTGTAACCGAACAGCACGGTGTATTCGTTGAGGGTTACGGTGATGTCCTGGGGAGTCAGGGTCTCAGCGTTGGGCGTTACGCCCTCGGAAGAAAGATACTGGTTCGCCAGGTCGTTGGTCCGGTCAGTCGTACCGTTGGCGAAGAAAGTATTCGGCGAAGCGGAAGTAGCGTTGACCGGCAACCAGCGCCGATAGACTACGGTGTCGCCTACGTTCTTCGGCATCGGCCGGGTTTCGCCAATCAGGCCAAGAACTTCGCGGGGGATTGCATGGGTAAGGATTTCGCCCTTGAGCTTGCCTATCCTCTGGGCGGGGGACAATAAACTTGAGAGTGCCATCGTAATTCTCCTTTATTTGCGGCCTTAACGGGGCTTGAAAGCGCCCATCATTGCGGCCTCTTCGTCATCATCACTGGGGCTTGCCCTGCCATCTCTGGGAACCCCACGCGGAGTTACCCCAAGAGCAAGCCGTTCTTTTTTCTTTTTGTCGTCTTCGGCTTTGAGTTTTGCAGCCTCGGCCTTTTTGCCATGGTCGCCCTGGTATTGTTTGAACTGGGTCAGTTTGTCGGAAATAAAATCCGCGTCCCAACTATCATCCAACGCCTTGGCCTCTTCCACCGGAAGAGTCGATTTCCAGTTGTTGAATTCCTGACCCCGGACTACCGCCTCCCAGTCGGGATGATCGCGCTTTAACAGCTTGCGCTCAAACGTCCGAGAAAGGTCATCTACCCGAGCGTCCGTATATACCGGTGCAACCGTTGTTTGCGGCTCGGCTTCTTCATCAAAGAGCAGTGCTGCCAATTCCGGGAAGTCGTTAGTCAATCTTTCTTTAGCCTTCGGCGAGATCCCCGCAGCGCTATTTTTAGCAGCGTCGATCCGTTGTTGGAGCTCGCCCAACTTCCCGGCTAGTTTGGATGCGGACAGCTTGCTCTTGTTGGCGGTATCTTCAATCATGGCCCGTAGGTCTTGAAGGTCCGTAGCCGTCAGAGGCTTGGCCGTTTCCGCTGTTGCTGGTTCTTCTGGTTCTTCTGGTGCTTCTTTTACAGGTTCTTTAACCGGCTCTACGTCGGTTGAATTAAAACCTGCCTCGAACCCCTCTTCCTCTTGTGCTAGTTCCTCTGCTGTCTGGTCTTCCATGGTTCATCCTTCCTGTGGCCCGTGGGTCACTGGGTAATGGTCGGGTCTTCTTTGGCCCAAGTTAACATCTCTTTACACATTGCTATGCTGCCGCGCAGCCGGTCGGTCTCTTGAGCAGGAAGATTGCCGTCGTTCTTTTCGCGGAAGACTTCCAGCCGAGTCTTTACTTCGGCCTCAATCTTCTGCCAGAGTGCCGACTGTTTTTCGATTGCATCTAGTTTCATTTCAGCCTCAACATAAAGAGCACTTTCGAATAGACGGATACCAAAGTATCAACCAAGGCGCCGATGCTTGCACTCCCTTGGGATATCTCGTCACGGTGGCTTTCGATCCAATCGCAGTCTTCCTGGAGAAACGCGGAAATGTCTTTAACCGGGGTGGTCTTTACGTCGAATGGACCAATCGGCCCAAACATGCCTTGATAGTTCTCCACCACTGCGTCAACTGCTTCGATGACATCGTCATAGAAAGAGTTAAGCGCAATGTGTTCAGCATGGCTCTTAGTCTCCCAATGACGCCGGTGAGCAATGTCGCGGGCCGCAAAGACCCTTGCGGCAAGTTCGGCAATCATGCCGTTACCCGGTCATCAGTGGCTTTGATTGCATCAATAACACAGTGCTTACATAGGTCAGTAGTCGAAACATCGGCACCCTGGATGTCGGCGGTCAACGCAACATTAACCACACCCGTCTGAATGGCAAAGCTTTTACCGCTGGTTGCTTCGGTCATTTCTTTTCCGCAGTTATCGCAAAAAGTCTTTTTCATTTCCGTCTCCTATTGGTTGGCTTGTTCAAAAGCAAAGCCGTCTTTCGCCCTGCCTGGGGTCTGGACGGGAGGTTCCATGATTGATTTACTCGGTTCTGTGCCATTGGCCGACAGTTGTTTTTCGGTTTTCAGTTTCATCGCTGTCTGAGCGAGGTCGGCCTTTACCTGGTCAAGCGAGATGTTGCGTTTGTTGGCGTAATCCATAATGGCCAGTTCTTTTTTGACCTGCAGTTCCTGTGCTCTCATCTGTGCATCGGTAGCCGACTCCTGGGCCATTGTCTGGGCGTAGATGTCTTCGCGGTTGGTGTCGACGTCGATCTTGTGTTTTTCCAGAGTGTTACTTGCTATTTCCTTGTCTTTATTGAAGGCCAGGAGCGCTGCCGCGTCGGCAGACTTAAGCTTCTGCACTTCAATCGCTGGGATCGTCGGCTGCGGTACACTGGCCTTCTTCTGCGCATCCATCTGCCATTTGTCTGGGATGAAGCGCTTGGTTTTCAAGACTTCGGTCATGGCCTTTTCCGGATCGAGACCATAAGCCGGATTTAAAGAAAGTTGCAGCATCTGCACGGCTTCCATCGCCTGAATCTCACGTTCGACCAAAGCGGTAGAACCAATGGCCTCAATCTTCATATCGCCCTTGGCCTCGTCGGGGCCATGCAGCAAGAGCCATTCATAGTAACGCCTGATATGTGGTTCGGTTACTCGTTCGTCAAAAACCCGTGCCATTCTCCTTAGAATCGCTGAGGCATTCCGATGCAAAAGCTCCATTCCCCCAACAGTATCAGGCGCACTTCCCTGTTGCCCCTGGAGGATATACGCTATCCCGGTGGCGTCTTCCATCATCTTGTAAGCAAGCTGGATGATATTGGAAAGCTCAGTCTCGACCATCGGGATATTGATTGAAGTAAAAGCATCGGCTACACTTCTTACGTCGGATTGCTCCGTGGCGTACCAGACTTTACGAGCGGTGATCTCCCATTTGTTATCAGCCGGGATGATCGCCCCTTGTCGAAGAATAACCATCGGCCCGGAAGACAAACCAGCGTTATCCATCAACGCCCTTGCCGAAGCGTTAAGCATGTCTTGCGGAGTTCTGCCTTGTCTGGCGACTCCGGTCCCCCATGGGCTATCCGCCATCCCCTGCCATGGCATTACATCGTAAGGAAACTCGCCAGTGTCCAGGGGGTTGATAAACGCTTTGATTGGGGTTTCATTGACCAGCGTCACGACAGCCGGCAACAGGTCTTCATCGCTATCTTTCTCGCCGACCTTGACCGACATGGCCGAAAGACCAGCTACGTCGATAAGCCCGTAGAAATACCAGACCTCATATTTGTCATCGTCTGCGGTGCTGTCTGATTTCTTGCCGTCCTGATAATTCTTACTTGAGGGGCCTTCCTCAAGGACTTTATTAATCTGGTCGGCGAGATAACCCGGAATGCCTTTCAAATCCTTCAACTGTTTGGCGGTCAGCCGGTCGCGCTCTAGCGTGTAAGCCCCCTGATGAATATCATCACCACAGGAAGGATCAGGGAAGAAATCCCACGGGTCGATTCGCTTGGAAGCGGGGCTGACGTTCTCCACGATCTCCAATGCGAACTTGCCATCTTTGTTAGTGACCTTCCGCGAAATCAGCTTCTTCGGGAACGGCCCCTTGAGAATCCCGCTGCCCAATTTCGCCGCATCCTCAATAACCTTTCTGACTTCAGTGTGATACTGACACTCGACAAGCTTATCCTGTATCCAAAGTTCGCCTTTTTCGGCGCGACGTTCGGCGTCAATTTGTTGTGGAGACTCCGCATACGGGTCTGGAAGCGGGGCTATCGCGGAATTCGGGTTCACAGGATCAGTTGTAGCTGGAGTTTGTATATTCGGTGTGGCTACCCCCTGCACCTGATTCTGCGGGGTTGCGTCGTCCTGGACCGGAGTCGGTCTTACTGAGAAATTCCAATCGCCTGCCGGTAAAAGAATATCCCCCATTCGGGCGGAAGCGGATTCGACAAACTGGCGGGTGATATTGAAGAACGACGAACAACGGGTAGGCTTTTTATCTGGGGTGCGGGAGATGCCACCTGCAGAAGAAGCGGACTTTGTCCAGGGG